CGACACTTACCGCCATACTTCATTTTCTTTACCTTACCACCATAGTTCATGCCGTGGGAAGCCCCAGCCATCATACTACCATCTGGCATACGGTGCATTTTGCCGCCACCCATTTTCTTTTGTTCTTCAGGCAGCGTAAATAAGAAAGATTCACTTTTCTCTGCAGATTTATCCTTCAACTTACCTTGTGATGCGGCTTTGCCCCTGCCGTAGTCATCAAGACCGTGCGCCATAGCAGTCTTCTGCCTCAAGCGCCTCATGTCTGAATCAATTTTTTTTCTTTCTTTTTCTTTTTCAGAAAGAGGTCTGGCTTTAGGGCGCAAGCTTGTTTTAGGTGCGCCACCTTTTTTCATAGCTATAGGTTTCTTTTTCATAGTTATATCTCCTACGATATAGATATATTAACACTTCCAACTTGCGCTGTCATGTACTGAGCGTCATTCCACACAGGATTAAAGCCAAATAACCCTCTGCTCTCCTGTTCGGATGTATCTGGTCTTGGATTCTGCAGAGACTGAGGGTCAAATATTTTTACGCGCCCCAGAAAGTTTTGCGGCTGATCAGGATCCACCACATCTTTTCCGACAAGAAATCCTGTCTTCACACCATTTTTAAACTCTGGAACAAGATCTTTAAGTGGATACCTAAACCCTGTCTTGTCGCAGAACCCAAAAGCATATTTACCAGCAGCGTATGACATCACCCACCTAAAGCAAACGTATTAAAGGGAACAAACTTAATTGACGCTGTTTCTTCATCCTCACCAGCCGCCAATTGAAACTGAAACTCATATTCTTGCTTTAGTGCCGTTGCTCTCCCTGCGGATTCTGGTCTTTTCATTGAGAGGTAGTAAGCCATACCCGCAACAAGACACGGCACGAAACGTGGCGGCACAGACGTAACAGTATCGCCCACACCAGAGGAAAGACCATCTATACCTTTAAGCCTATAGTAAAATATTGTGTACGTTGTCGTACTGTCAGGCACAGGCCACAGCGTTACTTTTGTTTCCGTTGGGAGCCTTTGGACGTAGATTTGGGTCGGCCTACCTTGCGTGTTTTTGTTGGTTTGCTGGGCGTAGGTTGCGACACTGATTCTTTCGAGCGATGTATCGACTTGGTTGGTTCCTGTTCCTGTTCGGATTTGGTGTTCGATGATGTCGATTGTGTCCGAAGGAAGGGTATACGTTGCCGTACCTGCCGTAACAGCAATCGTACCCGATTCAATAGTGAAGAGATTAAGCCCACGGTTTTGCCACTCCAATGTTAAAAGGTTAAGACTTCTACGGGCCGTTTTAAGGTCATAGCCAGTACGCATGGTGAGGCCAGCCCGTTCATATGCCTCCTCAAAAAGCTCTGGTAAATCTGGAGTTACTACTGCCATGACGCTATCCTATGTCACTACACTTCTGTGTCGTTTTGTTTTCTTTGCAACTTTTTTAGGTTGAGCCACATACTGCTTACCTGCCTTAGTGCCTTGTCGTTTTGCTCTTGTGGTAGCTGCATACTCACTATCGCTAAGAGACTTAATAGCCGAAGAAGGTAAATACCGTTCACCAGTAGCATTAGGACCTTGGGTAGACGGTTTTCCACTTTTAGTACGCCACTTTTGTTTGGTCCAAGCTTTAAGGCTTTTCTGCGACTTCTTCAGTCCCATCAGTTTTTATATCCACCCCCAGCTTCTTTATACTGCTTTGCAAGCATTTGAGCCTTTCTGGCTGACCATTGCCCAGGCTTTCCGCCTTTCCCGCCAGCTTTAATTTTCTCAAACAACCGTTTGCGCAATGATGGTTTTGTGTAGTTACCTGCCTCATTGACTCTACTTTTTGTTTTGCCACCTTTACCCATTCGAATAAGGTTGAGATCTTTCGTGTCATCACCAGTAGAAGTAAAGCCGCCGTATTTCATTTCTTCTACACCAGATATCGTTCCTTTATTCTTAGAAGCATAGAACACACGCTCACCCTTTTTAGGGCCATACTCCTTCTTCATGGAGCGCATGATTTCTTTGCCCTTATCTGTTAGCGGCATACAAACGCTCCAGTTCCAGTTTTATTGCTTGCATCTGAACAGCCATGACTTCAGTTCGTTTATCTACAGCGATCAAGGTTTCCGTCGTCCAACTAGCCCAATTATACGAAACCGCGCCCACTAGACCGATTAAAGCCGCTGCGACCCCCATCACAACCTTACTGCTCAAGATATCCATTACGAACCTTTCTTCCATTTTGGAGAGCTAGATTTAGTTTTACTAGGGGACCACTTAACACGATCAGCCCAATAAGCTGCAGACATTTTACCTTTACTAATGTTCTTCGCGTGACGAGACTTAAAGGCTTTTCGCTGCCCTACGGTCTGATTTGTCTTTACACCCTGCTGACCAAAGCGAATAGTCTTTACCTTATCACCCTCTTTAGCCACAACGATGTGTGACTTCTTTGGGTGATTAGGTGTGCGCTTGGGTTTGTTGTACCCACTAACTCCTGCGCGTTCTAACCGACTATCCTTCTTTTTCTTTTCAGCCATAGCTTACTCGTAGAATATTGTTGCAGTTACATTTGCTGGAAGTGAAACATAAACCCCATTCTTAGCCAGAATGCCATCTCCTGGTATAATAATATCGCTCATACCTTGAGACTTTTCATCCACCTCAAGAAGAACTGTTCCAGAAGCAGCAGAAGCATTATCGTAAAAAATAACATCTCCCGTTGAACCAGAAGACGTGTTTACAACAACACCCCTAAGCCTACACCTACGACCTATTAGTGTCGCAGATGTGTGAGAATGCGCAGATAATACATCATTTCCAGCCATAACTCACCTCAGTTATAAAACACCGTCATAGCAGTGATGTTAGTAAATGCAGAAACGTACACGTCACTGACACGAATACCGTCAGACGGAATATTTACTGAGTGAGAGTCAGATGCAATAAAGTCCAGATCAAGAACTGTAGAGCCACCGTTACCATCAGTAATCGTCAATCTAGGAGATCCAGTAGTTGTTAATACTTGGATCTGACGGATTCGAGCGGGGCCAACACTGAGTGACCCCGTTCCAGTAACACGTTTCGATTGTACATCAGAACGCATATCTTACTCCTATTAGCTATCAGCAAACGGAGTAGCGAGTGTGCCTGATCCTAACAATGTGCCAGTAACAAGATATTCTGCAGTTGCAATTGCTGTGACTTCCACAACAGAACCAGCAATACCACCTGTAGTGGTGCCGTTCATAGAAATAACATCGTTGCTTGCTGCAGGAGCGAAACCCCTAGCTTGAGAAGTGGCGGCGGCGGCAAGAACGAGATTGCCAACAAACTTATCTGTGCCATCTGTTTTGATATCCAAGTCAGAAGCAGTGGTGCCTACAAAGAACTTGTAGGTTGCGCCAATGGTGTCGCTGGTGATTGCTGGAAGCGTAACCGCACCGTCTGCATCATTGATTTCAATAATGCGTCCTACGTGGTCTGCATATGTGAGAGTTGTTTCTGCTGTGATTGCTACGACTGCGGTTGATCCTACAGCAGTAAATCCGCGTTCAGAACGAACGGGACCTGAAAAGGTAGTTAGACCCATTTTGATCTCCTGTCTTTGGGTGTGTCAGCCTATTGGCTGTCAGGGATAATTAAAGTATACACAGAAATTTTTAAAAAGAAAGGGGCTACCGAAGTAGCCCCTAGTTTAACAGGGAGGATGACTAATGAAATACCATCAGTCCCCCTATTGTAGCACAATTTATGCGCCGGGTGTACCAAAAACACAACGCCAGTCGGAAACACCGAAGCTGTAACGCTCACGTGCTTTAAAGCGCATGTTGCCAGTGTCAAAGTCACCTTCCATCGCAGTCTTGATGGCTGAACGGTTGAAATATTTGAAACCGTTTGGCGCATCAGTCTTGATGAAGAATGCATCAGTATCCGTCAGGAAGTGGTTTACAACCGCTCCGTCAGGAAGCATCCCCATGCTGCGCATTGCGTTGGTGTCATTGTCCGCTGTGCCCGGACGCAGATTTGAATTAAGTACACGCTCCGCGATGAACTGAAGCTCTTTCGGAATAATAAGCTTCATACCACGAACGGCAATTTTCAAACCACGTTCGTCAGTGAAACCAGCAATGTCAATTAGCATTTGCTCAAGAGAAGTCTCGTTGAGGTCTGCCGGAGTTGACAAAAGGTTGCGCTGGTTACCAGACAATGATGGGTGTGCCGAAGAACACAGAGCCGCACCATCACCAATTGCATTAGCACCCGTGTTGAACGCATTGTTCAAAATGTTGGCTGCTTTGATTTGCTTTGTCTGCGCCATAGAGCGAGCCAGAGCTTTGGTGTAACGAGATGCGAGACGATCATAAAGATTGTCCTCAATTGCTTCTTCCGTAATAGAAAACGCAAGAGCAATTGTCTCATGTGTGTAACGCGCAGTGTATGTTTCCTGTGCATCATCAAAGTTGATGGCAGCGCCTTCAGCTTTAATAGGTGCTGTGGAAAATCCACCGAGCATCACTTCCTCTTCGAATGCACGATCCGAAGATTCTTCTTCAAAGATTTCGGCATGTTCGTTTTCGTAACGATCATACTCAAGTCCGAACAAGGCGTTAAGGCCGGGTTCCAACTCTTTCGCTAATTGTGCGCGAGAGATAGCCATATTTCAGCCCTCCTTAAATGCCTGTGGACGCCGCGGTTGTTTGAGAATCAGAACTCGAACAAGGCGCGTTGTGGTGGAAGTTAAAACGAACAACATAGTTCACACCCGCTGCGTCATAGTCCAAGTTCGCAACGTCGCCCGTGAGGCCGACAACACGCATGAACAGTGTCGCAGTAGTCGCAACTGTTGAGATATCAAGCTCTGCAGTTGAACGACCGTTTGCTGTGGACCCCGAAGTTGCAGTCGCCAAAGAGGCGTTTGCAAAGATGTTCGAAAGTGCAGTAGCGCGGTCAGTTGAACTGCCGTCTGCTGCAACCATAAACAATTGATTGGGGTTGTCCGCCACGAAGGCTTTTACTGGATGGTTCGTATCAACGCTTACGTTGTTTGAACCGGGCCAATAGTTTTTCCAAGTTGGTTTACCTGTAGAACTATCAACATACTCTACGCCCATAAGGACTCCAAGTGCGGGAACTGTACCACCGTTGGCATTGCCAACAATATCAATCACCCCAGCCGCCAGAGGAATTACTGGCGAATACTGGTAAATGGCGTTTGTATTGTTAGATGCAATCTCATACTGAGTTACACCAGTGGTATTTGCTCCTGCGCCGTTAAGCCCGATAGGACGAAGACCAAAGGCAGTATCTTGGTTTGCCATTTGTTTTTCTCCTTATCAGAGCGACCCTAACTACCGTCGAGGGCCACCGAAGGTTACACGAGTCTGACGATCTGGTTTAGAAATCGTCATGGTTGAATGTTGGTTTTGAGCCATCAACTCAGAATCAACCGCTTGGACCTGATCCGCGTTACGTCGTTGATAGTACGCATTACGTTCTTCTGCAGTCTCATCTGGGATGCGAGCCAAAACTAAACCGCCTACGCCAAAAACACCTTCGTACTTACCTGAATCAACAACCGGGGCCTCAAAATCAGGATATTCGTCCTTTCGAACTAATACCCAACCTTCACGCGCTTTCGCGCTGATATTCTTGGTATCATCAAAACCACGCGTTTCTGCGCGGATCCAACGATGCCGAAATCCGTCCGGTGCAGGCGGTGCATCTAACATAGAGGGAGGAGCCCACGGCCTACGCTGCGCCGTTTTCTCTCTCGTTTCATTTGCGCGAGGAGTTCGCTTTACTGTATCTGACATGGCTTAATCCTTCACGTACTTCGCGTATGCTTCAAGCGGCACACCCAATTTCTTCGCAATTGCGACTTGGCTAGGGGTGAGTCTAACCTTCTTCCCACTGCTGCGCCCAGATGTT